TTATTTCACAAGATAGAACACGAAGCGAAGAGGAGAGAATTGCAGCGTTTGACAAGGCAATTGATGCCGAAATAAAAGCGTTAAAAATACAAGAACAAAGAGAGCAAAAAGCCTTAGAGATTGCACAAAAAGAGGTTGACCTTGCAAAAAAAACTGGTGAGGCAACACGTGAGCAATTACTACAACTTACAGAGGCGGAATTGAAACTCGACGAGGTAAAAGAGTCGATTGTAAATAAAGACATCCAGAGAGTGCAAGAGTCATCAAAAATTAGAAAACAACTTTTGAAAGACCAAATAGATTTAGAGGTTGGCGCACTTGAAAACCAATTAAAATTGGCTGAGTTATCAGGAAGGGAAACCTTTGCATTACAGAGAGAAATTGCAAAAAAACAACTTGATGCGGAAGTAGCCGACACAAGTAAAAGCGAAGCGCAAAAAGAATTATTGAGAGATAATTTCAGAGTAAAAGTTGCGCAAATAGACAAGTCAGAAAGAGATGCAGCAAGAGCGAGACGTAATGAAATTGCACAACTTGCGTTGAGTGATATTGTCGATGCACAGGCGAGAGAAATTGCTGCGATTGCACTCGCTGAAAAACAGAAACAAGCCGAGGTAATCAAGGGAACGAAAGAGGAAAAAGAAATCAGAAAAAGAATTACTCAAGAGAGTGCGCAGGAAGTTTTGGAGGTTGTAAAAAAATACGCTGAGTTATCAAATCAAGAGAGGGAAGCAATTCAGGCAAGTAATCTTTCGATACAACAGAAAGAAATTGATGCCGAGGCTGCAAAGCAGCAAGAGTTAATTGAGTTGCAAATAAGTGCAATCGAGGCAAAGGGAATACTAACGGAGGAGGATATACGTAATCGAGAGAAACTCGAGCAACAGGCTCTTACCGCAGAGGAGAACCGTCTAAAAAAACAACTCGATTTGGCATTAAAAGCAACTGGGCAAAGAATTGCTTCCGATGATGCTTACTACGATGGTCTCGAGGAAAAAATAAATAAAAGCAACCTCAGCGAGCAACAGAAAAAAGACGAACTATCAAAAATAAATAAAGAAAGGCAGGCGACTGAATTAAAAACAGAGCAGGAAACAGGAGCGCAAATAGAAGAAATCACAACTCAAATAAATAACAACCGTGTTCAGCAAACGATTACAGCAAATCAAAAAATTGCTGAGGCAACGAAGGCGTTGAAAGAATCACAACAGCAGTTACTTGAATTACAAACTGAACAGGCTCTCGAGGTAATCGGATTTTTTGGTAGCACATTTGAACAACTTTCAGATGCGCAGCAAGAGAGATACGAAACGGATAAGGAGGCACTAAAAAAATCTTTGGATGAAAAGAAAATATCACAACAGCAGTACGAAACATCAATAAAACAAATCGAAGCCGATGCACTTGCTTCAAAGAGAAAATTCGCTCTTGCGCAGAAGGCTTTATCAATCGCTGAAGTTGTATTAAATTTAAACAAAGAACTTTCCGCAATTGCTCTCTATGCTTCGTTAAATCCAGCGAACCCCGTCACGGGAGGCGCTGTAGGTGCGGGAGTTTATGGTGTGCAAAGTACATTGGCTGCGGTTCGTGCTGCGGTCTCAATTGCAAAAATTGCAGCGCAAAAATTTGCAGACGGTGGATATACAGTTGGTGATGCTATAAAACAACACAATCCAAAAATTGCAAATTCATTTTCTGGTGGTTTTGTTTCACAACCTACTATGTGGGCTGGCTCTGGAAAAATGAATTTAGCAGGAGAGGCGGGTACTGAATGGGTTTCACCAAATTGGCAAATAAAACAAGCGCCAGAAATTTTTTCCGCTCTTGAATCGTGGAGGCGCACAGGCGTTCGACCGTTTGCCGATGGGGGATTCACAACGAGTACATTAACACAACCGATGCAATCGAGTGCGGAGTTGTTTGAAAGTGCAATCTCTCGAGCATTTTTGAACGCACCATCTCCGATTGTATCGGTTCAAGAAATAAATGACACACAACAGCGAGTATCAGTCATCGAAGCCAGAGCAACTTTGTGATTTAATACAACAGTTGCATGATAATGGAACTCTTAAAATACTCTACAAAGCGGGATTTATCTCGAGTAAAGCCCTGTTGTATTTTGAGATTTACAATTGTGTTAAGTCACAGATAACCAAAACAAAATATAAAAAAGTGAATGTTATTTTTCACGAGGTTGCGATAAAATACAACGTGTCAAGTCAGACTGTTTACAGAGCGTGGAAAATTTTTTATCAAAAATCTGAGAAAACACTTTCAAAATAAAATAATACATTTGCGAGGATGTCAAAAAAAGCAACCATCAATATCATCGGGGCTATTGGGTCGGACTCATTTAGTGAGAACTCTTTACGCTCTGTGATGAAACAGATTGAAGCGAATGAAGGTGCTGATGAAATTGTAATAAATATCAACAGCCCAGGAGGTGAAGTCACAGAGGGATTTGCAATTTATAACTACCTCACATCACTCGATAAAAATATCACAACCAGAGGAGTCGGTCTCGTTGCATCAATTGCGACGGTTGTATTTTTAGCAGGGAAAAAACGTGAGTTGTATGAGAATACTCAATTCTTAATTCACAACCCTTGGACGTATGGCGAAGGCGATGCTTCCGCACTCGAAAAAAAGGTTGAAGAATTGCGTAGCATCGAAACACAACTGTTGAATTTTTACGCAACCCACACAGGAGCGGATAAGTCCACTCTGAAAGATTTGATGGATAGCGATAAAATGATAAGCGCATCGAGTGCAAACGAATTAAAGTTTGCGACTGATGTACTTACTAACGTCAAGGCATTTGCGACAATTAAAAACAAAATATCAAACAATACAACTATGACAAAAATTGGAAAAATTTTCAGGGATGCTTTTGCTGCTCTGAAAGCACAGGGTGTGGTGTTGTCAGAAATGGTAACCACTACAGACGGAACTGAATTAGAAATTGAAATGGCGGGTGCTACAGTCGCAGCGGGCGACATGGTAACCGTAAACGGTGAGCCAGCCGATGGAACTTTCGAGTTGGCAGATGGCACAACTATCGTTGTCGTAGAAGGCAAAATTACAGAGGTAACAAAGCCCGAAGCAGCAATGGAAAAAGAAGAGGAGGAAGAGGAAGAAAAAAATTATGATAGCATTATTGCACAACTGCAAAATGAAATCAACACTCTGAAAAATGAGAACGCCTCTCTGAAATCTGAAAATAATGAGATGGCAAAAAATGTTGAGGTGATTACAAACCATCTGAAAAAGTTGAAAGTAAACGCAACTCTTCCAGCGAACGCACCTCAATTCAACAAGGTTTCTCCAGAGGTAAAAAATGAACTCAGCGTAGACGAAATCAAAACACGTTTCAAAGAGTTGCAAAATAAAACAAAGGGAAAAGTAACACTCGCAATCTAACATAAAAGAAAAAAAACAACTAAAATAAAATGGCACTAATTAACAACCTTCCCGCTCTTAGCCCACAGCAGGTTACGAGCATGAGCGAAACTCTTTTCGAGGGTTTCTTCTCTGACCCCGTGTTGACTTCTTTGGTAACCGTTCAAGAGGGAATCAAAGCCGACAAACAACTGATTGTATTCAAACGCCACTCTGGTCTCTCTGGAAAATTGGTTTCAGCGTGTCCCACGCCTACCAATTCAACTTGGGGATTTGACACGGTAGAAAAAACTTGGTCTCCTAAGTATATTGGTGACCGTTATGCCGAATGTTATCAAACATTTATGGACACTTTTGCTCAATGGATGTTGAGCGCAGGAGTGAACAAATCAGATTTCACATCTACCGAACTTGCTGCCTTTATCGTAGAGCAATTACAAGACAACTTGGCTGAGGTAATGCAGCGGATGTTTTGGTTTGGCGACGCTGGAATGATTGCAGGAACAAACAACAATCTCGCTGGTGGTGAAGTGGCTTTCTTCAATGCGTTCGATGGTATTTGGGCACAATCTTTCGACATCGTAACGGCTACGGCTGCCCGTCTTTCGTCTACTGGTCTTGCAACTAAGAACGCAGGCGCAACGTATGCAGCTCAGAAATTTGATGCAACCGACGTAACGAATCAAGTTGTATCAAAAGCCCTCGACTCAGTTTGGTACGATGCTGATATGAGGTTGCGTTCTATGGCAAAGAATCAGTTGGCTTATTACGTAACTCAATCGGTATACGACCAACTCGAGAAAGAGCGTAAATCCATCTCTGGAATTGACCTTCCATACAACCGTCAAGAGAATGGTTTGACCACTCTGACTTGGAACGGTATCAATGTAATCCCGATGCAAATTTGGGACAGGATGTTGTCCGCTTACTTTGGTGAAGATGCTGCACCACAAAAAACAATTTTGCCACACCGTGTACTGCTTGCACCAAAAAGCAACTTGCTCTTGGGTGTTGAGACCGCTGGTTCACTCGGAGAACTTGATTCATGGTACTCAAAAGACGATGAGAAAATGTACGCAAAATTCGGTGCATCTATCGACGCAAAAATCGGAGTCAACAATATGATTCAGCTTGCTTACTAATACAACACACAGAGAGAAAATGAAGACAAATAAATTAAAAATCGTTTATGTTCTCATATCCGCCACCGTTGGTGCGCTGCTATTCGGAACACTCGTCTCTGGCATCGACCCATCGTTGTCAGTTGTAGCAACCGTGTTGTCTTTTGTCACATCGCTTGCAATCACTTACGGATATTCACCCCGTGAGCAGCGCAGCATGGCAATGACATGCGGAGCAATTACGAACGGAATCACGTTGAATTGTGCAGACCCTTTGAGTGCAGGTGTAGTTGCTACATTTTACATCGCAAACAAGGCGGACATCGCTTCAATTACTTACGACCCGACGAATCCAATGTTGGCAACTGATATAACTATGGTTGCCACAAAAACATTCTTCACAGTAGAGGGTCAACTGCAATCAACAGAGCCGTCGACGGCAATGGTAAAAGGTACATACGTGAATCAATTTGAACACTCGGTTGTGTTTCTTATTTTCAAAATTGACCCTGATACCAAAAAGCAAATTCTCAATATGAAAGATGGAAATTTCGTCTGTATCATCGAGAATAACTACGTTGGCACAACAGGCAACTGTAAGTATGAAATTTACGGTGCTGGTAGTGGTTTGAAAGCGGAGGTAATAGAACGCAACCCGAGCGACGCTGAGACGTTGGGCGCATTCCGTGTTGAGTTGAAAACACAAGAATACGCTCGCGAGGTGAAGCCTCCAGTTGCATTATTTGACGGCACTCTTGCTAACACAGAGACGTTGATTCAAGGTTTGATTTAATTGTAAATTAATACAACCGTGAAGGGGGACGGAGTAAAATCCCTCCCCCTTTTTTAATACCTTCGCAGTATGTACAAACTCGACGAGGTAAAAGAATTCGCACAACTCTTAAATGTCTATAATGTGATGACAAATCAGAGTGTAAGAGAGCGATTTTTGCAGTTGTATTCTTATACTTTTGAAGAGTCTCTACATTGCACAGGATGCCCAAACGATATTGAAACTGCAATCTTCAAATTTATGTGGATTATCAAAAAACACAACACACAAGAAACCCTAACCAAAGCAAGTATGTTGTCTAAATATACAATGAAACAAAAGGTTCGACTGTATTCATCCTCTCTGAATATGGTTATAACATCTTACAACTGCACAGATGATATTGCGGAGGTTCTCATAAAAGAAAACCCAAAGCATAAGGAACTTTTTACTGTTAATGTGACTGAAGAGCCACAGCCCATTGAAACATTTTCTGTTGTAAATCCAGAGGAGGAAACGCAAGAGGTTGAAAAAGAAAGCAACCCTTTTGTAGAGCAGAAAAAGAAGAGGGGAAGAAAAAAGAAAGTAGCATAAAATCACAACAATGTCAGAGAAGAACAGTCGCATAGCAGTTCCCTCGTTTGCACAGAAACGGGTTTTATTTAGAGACAACAAATCTCTGAATGTTCAGTCGTATGACCTCGACAATATTTACCCGCAGCGAGTTCGAAATGCAATCAACTCGAGTGGAACGGCAACCGCATGTACTGGTCTTTTTTTCAAGCATCTTAGGGGGAGAGGTTTCAAAAATTCACAACTTGAAAAATTGGTTGTGAATGAAAAAAACCAGACGCTTGCGGATGTGCATCGATTGGTATGCGCTGACCGTGCGATGTATTTGGGTTACGCCCTCCACGTTAGTTACGATGCGATGCTGCAACCCGTTGCAATAAAACACATCCCTTTCGAGTACATTCGTCTCTCAATTCCCGATGATATGGGAAATGTTTTGACTGCGAAAATTCATCCCGATTGGGCAAGGGAATCAGGTAAGCCGTTCGACCTTTCGAAGATTATTGAAATCGATTTTTATACTGAGGACACGGCACGTATATACGAACAAATTGAGAGGGCAGGAGGCTTCGATAAATGGCAAGGACACCTGTTGTATTTTAGTGAAAAGGGTAGTGCTGTTTATCCACCTGCTGTGTGTGACCCTGTGTTCGAAGATGTGCTAACGGATGCGGGAATAAAAATGTGGAAATACAGAGGTATTTCGACTGATTTCATGGCAAATTATTTTTGGATTTTTCCTGGAGAATTTGCAAGCGTTGGCGAAAGAGACAACTATATTCAAGCGGTAAACTCATTTCAAGGGGTTGACAATTCTCACAAGATTGCAGTCGTTGAATGCCCCGTTCCAGAGAGTAAACCAGAGCTAATAAAGATTGATAAACAAGACAACGACAAAGTCTACGAACTAACGGAGACGACTGTACGAGAAAATATTATTCGAGCCTACGGACAGCCGTTAGCGTTACATGCAATCCACATGAGCGGCTCTCTGGGATTGAGCAAAGAATGGGAGGAAGCCAAATCAAATTACGACGAAAGAACAGCCGACGAAAGGGAATTCATTGGGTTGTCATTTAAGCCAATTTTGTCTCGATGGTCTGTAGGCAATCCCGCTCCAGATGGCGATTATTCTATAGTACCACTCACAGGACTCGAGGACGAAAAACAAGTTAAGCCAATTGCCGAAACTCTCGAGGTGGGTAAGTTGCAATCGTTGCAACTTGTGATAACCGACCCCATGATGAAACCAGAGCAAAAAGTAAATTTTTTAGTTGCGGTTTATGGCATCGATTTTCAGACAGCCGTTGCCGTTGTGAATGGAACTCCGTTGCCAATTGAGACAAAATCATAATGAGCGAACAAATCGATTTACTGATTAGCCGTGGTGATATAACACCATACGCACAGGTAGCAATTCAGGTGCGAGATGAGACAACTTTGTTTCCTCACATACTCGCATCTCAGAATGTAGATATCGCACCCGCACTCAGCGCACCACTCTACACCGATTTGTTAAATAACAGAACGGTTGAGAAATATCGCAACCTTTTACAAGGAGGTACATACGTCGATAAACACGGTCACACAGTAAAATTTCAAGGGCTAAAAGCTGCGCTCGCTTGTTTCACATACGCTCGTTATCTGTTGTGGAAAAATGCAATCGATACACCTTTTGGAGTTGTGTCAAAAAAAACTGAATTCAGCGAACTTGCCGACACAAAACTGATTACATCGATAGCGAGCGAAAAACGAAGCGAGGGAACGCACTATCTTCGTGAATGCATTGCATACATCAATGAAAATCTTGATGAGTTTCCTCTTTTTACAAATTGTGAAAGAACGCAAACTGTCAAGGGAATTCACAAATTAAACGGGGTAAGCAGAATATAAAATGATACGTGGAGGCACATACGAAATTGAGGTTTCAATAGTTGACAACGATACGAATTCTCCTCTGGATTTGACAAATGCCGAGGGGATTTTGGTTGCGTTATATGGCGACGGGAATAGAATCTTTGGCAAATGGAGTTTGGTTGCCAAACCCGACTACGGTGTTGTAACAATTACCAACGCAGTCGGTGGTGTTATTACAGTACACCTTGAAGCGGACGAGAGTTTAAAAGCGATTGAGAAGATGGCTCGTCTCGAGGTAAAAGTTGCGTTACCAAACATCGATTTCGAAGACAGTTTACAGATTTCAATTGCAACCGATGTAGAAATTGAAACTGTCAAGCGTTCAATATTTGAAGGGATTTCTCCTGTATGAAATACTCAGCAACGGCAGTTGTAAAAAAGAAAATTTCTATCACGGCTCAGTTGAAAAATAAGATAACTGCCGAGGTAAAAATCACGACTGGCGTTGTGTTAGCTTGCCCACTCTACAATTTGATTGATGGTGGGTATCCAGATACAACTTACTCACCAATTGCAGGATTTGATTTAATCGACGGAAACTAACGGATGCCACTTACCGCAACAATAAAAATAAAATTACGCAGGGGTACTCTTGCACAATGGACTGCGAGCAATCCTGTTCTGTTACATGGTGAGGTTGGTATCGTATTGGGTGAGGGCGTTGGAGAAACTCCAGAGGGAATTGTTGTCGGAAATGGCAACGACGCATTTTTGATTTTGTGGTCTTCAGCGAGTTGTGTTTTTAAACCTTTTGCTTTTACACAACAGGAAGTCTCCTCTCTGGAAACGGCTGTAAAAAATTGGTTTGGGCAGGGTGTTGACTCTGGAAACATGATTGCATTTAACTCGGGAACAAACGAGTTTGAGGTTGTACCGCAAGGCAATGCAGGTCAATTTTTGTCAGTAGATTACAACGAGCCGACGGGAGTAAAATGGGTTGACTTATTGAGCAACGGTGATATGCTCAAATCGGTTTACGATACAAATGACAATGCCCGTGTTGATGCTGCTGAGACTCTCAGAATTGAGGTTGTAAATAAAACAGGAAGCGCAATTTCTAAAGGGAAAATTGTGTATTTAAAATCAACCTCGTCATCCGCAAACCATCCAGAAATTTTGTTGGCATCCGCCACAACTGAGCCTTTGTCATCCAAGACAATTGGAGCGGTTTACGAGACGATTCCGAAT